TCAAAGCATCCCCACTCGCAACCAGACTCAGGTATAAAGAGGGATCGGATCAATGGACCTAAATCTTTGTTGCGTGCAGGAATCTGTTGTAGGTTAGGATTTGAATATGAAAATCTACCTGTTACTGTTCCTCCAGTATCAGATCTAATTTGATTTATATCCGCATGAATCCTACCATTGTGTTCGTGTTTTATAATAGTATCTATAAATGTTGTATGAGCCTTGTTTATTTCTCTAGCTTTTGATATACATTGAACTAAAGGATGAGTATGAGAAGAGAGAAAGTTTTTAGTAAATGAAGGAGCCTGGGTTTTTAACGTTCGTTCGTAAGGTAAATTTAATTTATCAAAAACTTTTGCAATACTTCTTGCTGCCCATATTTGAGTATCTATTCCTGTTTCTTTTTTTACTTTTGACAGGAGCTCTGTTTCTTCTAATGCTAATTGGTTCTTCAGTGTATGAGCTTTTTCAACGTCCACTCTCACCCCAAGAAATCTCATGTCTACCAGACAAGGAAACAAATCAGTTTCTAAATGAAAAATAGAATCTAGATCTTGATCTACAATTTCTTTCTGCATAACTTTCCACAATGCAAAAGTTAATTCTGCATCACGTTCAGCATAATTACCAACATACATTGCAGGTAGTTTCCACATATCTGCTTTTGGATCTACACCCCATTCTTTTGCAGCGTTAACTAATTCAGTTTCGTTTTTACCTTGGCCACAATAATCCCAACCTAATGATCCAAGATCATATCTAAATCTATTTTCATTAACTAATGATGCTGCAATCATAGTATCAACAATCTGTCCATTAATTGTTATACCCATTGATCTAATCCAACACACATCATACATTGCATTGTGAAATATTTTTGTAGATGTAGTCTTACAAATATCTGTAAGCCATTGAATTACTTTACTTTTTTCTAGGTTGCCACCACCTTCATGATCAAATGGAAAGTACCCTGAGTAGCCATCTGTTGCTACTGCAACACCTACAACCTTACCTTTACCAACCACAGACCCAGATCCCATAGTTTTTAATTCTGGATCGTGTGTTTCTAAATCAATTGCAATCTCTTCACAAAATCTTAAGTCAGGAAATTCTGTAGGTTTAACCCACTCTGTTTGTGCTTTAAATATCATTTGTAATCTCTTTCAATTATCATTTCTATAAAATGTATTGCTTTCAATAAATCTTCTTTTCCATTTTTATCTTGGTGACGAATTATGTATTTTATAGCACAACCTTCAGGATATAGCAATTTATTCTCAACAACAAACTTGCTGGGTTGAATTTTGTATTTTTGATAATGTGATCCTCCATGTTGTTTGTTCCATATCTTACTCATATCTTAAACTCCTTTGATTTGTTTTGAGATTTAATTAAATATAAATTTTTCATAGTTCTAGTTATACCCACATACCAAACACGATATTCTTCATCTTGTTTGTAAATAGATTTTTTTGCTCCTTTGATTGTGTTTGTTGTGTGGTTTAGAAATAAAACAACGTTAGTTGCTTCGCCACCTTTAGCTCCGTGTATTGTTGATACTTTTATTCTTGCGTCTTTCGTTGGATCTTCATTGTTTAATAATAACAATCGCATATAATTTATTTGACTGTCTGATACATTATCAAATGCATCATACCATTTTAATGATAGATTCATGGGTCCTTTTATTCTTTCTTTAATTCTTTGTAATTGTATGTCTGGAAGAGTAACTTTTTTTTGTAATTGCGACCAGTATTTTATATCCTCATACAAACTTTTTCCAATACTATTTCCTTGTGCAGTATTAAAAAATAAACCTTTCTTTTTTAAATATGTTGGTATTGGTTTTAATAATGATTTAGTTCTAGTTAGTATTAACCAATCACCTGTAGACATATCTATGTCAGATAATTTATATCTTTCTAAAATTTCTCCTGGTTCAGTTTTTGGTAAATACTCTTTGTCAATTCTATTATCTTGTATTCTATTAATGACATTCAATGCAATTTTTTGTATACTACTTGGCACTCTTTCTGATTTAGTTAGGGGTATCTCCTCTGCATCATAATCAATAAAAGAATCTACGTCAGCACCCGCCCAACCAAATATAGCTTGATCATCATCACCTGCTACCCACACATCACAACCTGTATCTTGTTCTATCTTGTTTATCATAGACCATTGTATTAATGATAAATCTTGTGCTTCATCTACAAATATTACATCAAAAGGTGGTGTGTCTTTTGTATCTAAAAATTTTTGAATCATGTCCGTAAAGTCAATTAAACCGTATGTTTTTTTATAATTATTTATTTCTTTTTCTATTGCATCTAGTTTATTTCTTTCTATTTTAGATAGATGTTCATTTAAATCTAGTTGTTTTAATACTGATATTTGTTTTACTCTTGCTAGATTAATTAATCCTAGATACTCACTGTCAGATGAGAATATACCATTCCAATTGTTTGTTTCATAAGATGCGTATTTTATTTGAATACCACATGTTTCACCTATTCTTTTGTAATTTAAATCTTGCATAACATTTTCTTCTTTTAAACCAAGTTGATTAAATGCTAGTGAGTGTAGTGTTTGAAAATATTTTATATCTTTTTTTGTAAGTTCTGTTTTTACTTTTAAAAATCTATCTCTAGCTTCTCCTGCAGCTTTTCTAGTAAAAGCAAAATAACCAATACGATTTAATTGTGTGCCTTTACTTACATAATGTTGTACCTCATTTAATAGTCTTCTAGTTTTACCTGTACCTGGTGGACCCACTACTTTATATCGCATTAGTAATTACTCTCTTTTCTTTCTACAGGTTTGTATTCTATTTTATCTATATGTAATTGTTTTACTCTACATACTTTTATTGTCTTACCATCTACGTTTAAAGAATGATTAAACTCTACATCACATTTATCTTTTAATTTTTGTGCTATTCTTTCTTCCGGTATTTTCCAACTAGAACCCAGGTGATCTAAAAAAGAATTAAATCTAAAAAAGTGATGACCATCTTCTGTTAAACAAGACCCACTATTAATCTGTATTCTTTCTCTAGCTCTTGGTCCATTAACACAATATTGAAATAGTTCTTCTTTTAATCTATCACCTATCTGTGTGCCTGCTGGTGGTGTAATTTTTGTAGAACTTTTTCTAAACTCTGTAAGCTTTGCTCTAAAATCTTTTGGTTTTAATGGCTCATGATAGATACCTGTTTGTTCCCATATTAAATCTAATAGTTCTGTTTGTTTTGTAATCAATCTTCTGTGGTTTGCAACAACACCTGCTTTGGTGCCATCCGGTAATGCTACATTAAATCTGTACTCTGGTTCTGCGTACATAATAATTTCAAAGTCTGTAATGTCTGGAAACATTGTAATACTATCTGATTTAACACCAAATGGTCTTGAATAACAAAGACTACGCATACACTTACTATGTATTGGATCTTCATAACAGGTATGACCTGCAGTATCTTTTCGCCATGCAGATATTTTAGAATCTAATTTTGTTTTGTCCCATGGGTCTTCTAAATAATTATAATTTGCTTTTGCAACTTGATCTGGCCATTTGTCTTTGTATTTCTTTTTAGCAAAGACCATGTAATTATACATAAATCTATCTCTACCATCATCTAACTTTCTTTTAGAACACAACGCTAGACAAGGTGGACCATCATTAAATTCTTCATGAGTTCCTAGTAATATATTTTTGTATGTTTCTTCTACTAGTTTATCTAGTTCTTCTTTACCTATTCTACTTTGATAAGCTATATCTAAAAATTTTTCTAAATCTAATTTGTTGTTGTCTTTGTCGACTGCATATCTTTTAGTGTTACCATTATTATAGTATGGTAAGTTTATAAAGTTTCCTGGTTTTATTTCTCCTTTGTCATCTTCCTTTAGTTCTTTCTGTTTTGGAAAAATTTCTGTATCAGGATCTAATCCAAGTGGCAGAAGAAAAGACTTCAATGCCGAGATTAGATCGACAGTTGGTATCGGTTCTTTTAAAAACAAATAACAATGTAGTCCTCCACTTTTGGATAGTAATGGTATTAAAGGTAATTTAAATTGTTGAAATAATGCTAGATAATTTTCAACTTTAAAACTTGCATAATCTTTTGAGTCTATATCAATACAACCAAACTGAACTGTTTTGTCTAATCTACATGGTTGTATACCTATTGATATCTTACCTTCAATGTGATCACGATAATCACCTTGTGTAATAGGTCTACCTGCCCATTCGTAGTTTGGTTTAAGTTTGTTTTTGTCTGTGTCTAATTGTGCTGAAGACATATCAGCGATACCAAAGTCTCCTTGGTATCCAGTAAATAATTCTATAAATTTATCAACCATAAGATCCCGGGTCGGAGCGGCTCCACTCTCGCTTTGCCGCTCCTATCTCCTCCATAGAGGTAGAATTAGTAGTTAGATTCCTCTTGGTTTGCAGCAGCAGCTTTTTGCTGACTACCCTTCAAAGAGTTATAAAAATCTCTAGCCATTTGATATAGGCCGGCATTGTCTACTTTTCTTAACATAGACACATTATAACCATGCCAAGTAAAAGTACCTGTGTTCTCAACAGAATTTAATTTATAAATTCTAGAAAACGTTGGTGCTTGCAAAGATTTTCCTGACTGAGGATCGTTCTCAAATTCATTTTCCATCAACGAGTTCCATTGTCTACTGACTTTTAACTGTGTTGATTTCATTGTCATAAGAGCTTTCTCCGGTCTCTCACCATTGATAATTACAAAGTGATTTGCTGTTTTGATAATCTCATTACCATTATCAAGTATATCTTTGTTCTTATCATTTTGAGTTACCTTTGCCATAATTCCAGGGCCTCTGTCATTATGTACAGGTCTACCTTCTGCTCGTTCAAAAGGTGCCCATTCTGGATATGTCATCTTGTAGAATACAGGAATAACTTCTATTCCTTTTTCTCCACTATACAATTTTTTAGTAACTGTATTGTAGAACATACCAGCTTCAGCGCCTTCAACATACTTTGCATGTCTTTTTTTAGTTTCATCTGAACCTGATTGTAATAGTTTCAGAAAAGGTAAAGCAAGATCTCCTTTGTCTACGTTTTCAAGACCCATTCCTGAATCTGATACGAAGTCTAAAGTTGCTAGTGCTCCACCTTGTTTTGTTGCTACGTCTCTTGTTTCTTCACTCATGTTATTTGTTCCTTGTGATTTTTGTTTTGTTTCCCTTAAACAGGTTAAAATGTTCAGAAGGTAAGTCTAAATCTTTTTCGACTCGCTCTCTGAATAGTGCTTTGAGAGTCATGGGTTCCACTTTAAGTTTTTGAACCGGTTGGTACCCATTGCTCTCGGCAAGGTTTGCATAATCGCTCGCCTTGTTATCTTCGTTACGACCAAAGGAAACAGTGATTTCATTTTTAATCAAATCACCCAAGTCGTTATTTCGAAGCCAGTTAAATGCGCCTTCCTTTTTATCTAAAGGTATTGTGGCGCTATAAATTTCTTTTATTTCTATTGCAGAACCATCTCTTAGTTTCATAGTTTTTAATTTCATAGAGTCCATGATCTCTGGTATAACTTGTTGTGATAGTTTATCTGCTTGTTGTTTTTTTCTAGTCAATTTTTCTTCGTCCATTTTTATTTCGTCTTCTAGTTTTTGTAACTCTAAAACATGGCTAGATAATGACTCTACATTATTTAATTCATTTACTTGTTGAGGTGCATCCTCAATAAACATTTTTTCTAAATTACTCATCTATCTTTCCTCTTTCATATAAGTTTATTTCTATTGGGTAGTATTTTCTTTCTTGCTTGTCCCATTTTAACAAATTGTATTTACCATTCGTCATATCAGATACAATAGAACATGCAACACCAATTATTGCAGGATCACCTGTAAGTAGTAAATAATCTTTAGTTGTAAAATTTTTTAACAAAGATCTTAATTTATATATTAATGGTCCTGGTGAAAAAATAATTTGTGATAACTCAGGTAGTAAAAATTTAAACTCACCATACTCAGAAGCACCCATAATATTTATTCTAGGATTGCCTTCTTTAGTTCCCGGTATTTCTTGAATTACATAAACTATATTTTCTTTCATGCTTGACTTTTATTTCATATTTGATAGATTGTCAAATAGAAAGAAGAAAATAATATGAAATACAAATTTAAAACTAAGCCATACGCACATCAACTCAAAGCATTAGAATTGTCTTGGGATAAAAAAGCTTATGCATATTTTATGGAAATGGGTACAGGTAAATCTAAAGTATTAATTGATAATGTTGCTATGTTATATGACAAAGGCAAGATTAATGGTGTCTTAATTGTGGCACCAAAAGGTGTATACAAAAACTGGTATAGTTCAGAAATACCTACACACTTACCAGATCATATAGAAAAAGTGTCCGTATTGTGGCAAGCAAATATTACAAAACAACAACAACAAAATTTAGACACATTGTTTAAAACAGGTACAGACTTACATATTTTATGTATGAATGTAGAGGCTTTATCTACTAAAAAAGGTGTAGATTTTGCAGCTAAATTTATAAACTCACATGATACTATGATGGCTATAGATGAGTCTACTACAATAAAAAATCCAGAAGCTAAACGTACAAAAAGTATTGTATCTCTTGGTATTAATGCAAAATATAAAAGAATACTTACTGGATCACCTGTAACTAAATCACCGTTAGATTTATATAAACAATGTGAGTTCCTTGATCCTTGGCTCTTGGACCATAATTCTTATTACTCGTTTAGAACTAGATACGCAGTAATGAAAACTGCAAATTTTGGTGGACGATCTGTACAGATAGTAGTTGGTTATCGTAATCTTGGTGAGTTATCAGATAAATTAAAAAATTTTTCTTATCGTGTATTAAAAGATGACTGTTTAGATTTACCTAAAAAAACGTTTATGAAACGTGTAGTTCAACTTACACCAGATCAGCACAAAGTATATCA